GTACCAGAGATAACACCGCCACTTGCACCAGTATTAAAAGCCCCATTTCCAAAAACACTAAGATTGCCGGAGGAGTTGAGAGTGGCAAAGGTAGAACTGCCTGCAGCGTTGCGTAAATATAGGGTTCCGCTGTCAATATAGTTGACGGCTGTGGAGTTGTACCCAACGCGCATACCGCCATAAGACGCGCTATACACTTGGAATACCGAGTCGCCAACTGCAGATTGACCAACAGTCATTGAACCGCTGACAATTCCATTACCAGACACGGTGAGCTTTTGACTTGGCGAACTCGTCCCAATACCAAGGTTTCCACTCGCATTGAGTGTCATCGCCTGTGTGAAGGAGATCGCATTACCTGCTGTGCCGGAGGGGGCTTGCAGCCACACAAACTGTCCATCTGAGCCTCGAACATCAAACCCAGATGCTGCAACACTGCTATTTATGTATCTCCAATTAGACCCATCGTAATACGCATTGCTATATACATACGCATCGTTATAAGACACATTCCCAGCAAATGCCGCGCCGTTACCAATTTGGATAGCCTTCAAAGTCCCCCAAGCACTTGGCGTAACTCCCAGACCAAGGTTGCCGGAGGAGTCGAGGCGCATAAACTCCGTAGTATTCCCGCCATCCCGGAACGTGATTGCGCCGTAATTTGGGTTTAAAAAACCAACATAACCAGAACCAGTCGTAATTTGCAAAGTCTGGGCAACACCATCTGTTATGTTGGCAATAACCCCCGTCGAACCTTTGGTTACGCTTAATTTATGTGTTGGCGAACTCGTCCCAATACCCAGCCCTGTGCTGGTCAGGCGCATTTGTTCGGAGCCAGTAATGCTGAATAAAATTGGGTAGTTGTTGTCGTTGGTGATATTGGCAACTTGACTAGTGTTGTCCCACCCCATGTAAAATTGTCGGGTTCCAGACGAATAAGTCTCAAACTGCTTGTATCGACCAGAACCGTCAATTTTTACAACAGTCGCCGTTGCACTGTTTGACAGCCCCAAATTCGTCCCATCAAACGTCAGCGCACTACCCCCGGTGGCAACGCCTGATCCGGTGTAGTAGAGAACCCCGTTAGTGGTGGTGCCGCCGCTGGCTTGGACCAGAGTCCGGGCGGCTGATTGCGTGACGAATACGTCCTTCGTTCCCGCTGAGAACGTGACTAATGAGCCGCTATTGCTCGATGCAAGGACGGTCGTGCGCGCTAGGTTGGCGCTGGTAGCGTCAAGGGTGCCAAAGCCAACTTCCCACTCATTCGCGGTCTGGCTGGCAATGGTGTAGTAAGTGGTATTGCTGTTCCCAATACCAGACGCAAAGGTGCGAAACCCTGTGACCGCCCCGGCTAAAGCTACTGCCCCTGTGCCGGTAGTGGTGGTAGTTTCCTTTACCCTATCAGCAACAACGAAGGCCATGATTAAGCGCCAGTAAGCGTGAACGTATAAGTTACATTAAGAGTGTCGTTAGTAACAACGGTGCGGTCGCCGCCCGTGAAATCCGAGCCAGAGAACAGCGTACCGGTATTGCCCGGAGACTTTGCTTGTGCGCTTGTCAAAAACGCGCCGCCTACCGTGCCGCCGCTGGTAATAGTAAACACAGCAACGGATGCAGAGTTAGTAACGATAGACTGATTAAGCGCAATGCTCGAACTGTTTACAAGCGTAGCGGTAGCCCTATTTGCGGTAGAACCCCCGGCGATTGAATAACTTGTGAATTCAGTCCACCCAGCGTGGCTTGCCATCGTATCCGTCTTGTCTGGGTTGTTCGATGCTCCCGCACCCCACAAGCCAAGGTACCAAGTAGTAATCTGGGTAACACCGGTTAACGCAGAACCAGCCATATATACAACCCCGGCGTTGACCACCAAGTTGGAGTTGTCTTCTTCCCATTTCAGGTTGCCGTCTTTGTCATAGCAAAGAACGTGAAACCGGCCAGACGCCAATGCGTTTTCCATGATTATCCTTGCGCAGATCGAATTAATGCAGACGTAGACGTATTTGCGGGCATCTGCACGGTAAACGTAACACCAGAAGTTTTATCTGACCCAAAATCCAACACCACAACAGATTTGTTACTTTTGCTGGAGTTGTAAATTAGCGCCCCGCGTGCCGTGAGCGCAGCGGTCCAAACAGCATTGTTGAAACTGACGTACGCGACCCCGCTAGACGCGCCTACAGACGCGCCAGTGAGCGCAATACCGCCCGCCGTATACCCGGTAGCCACAACTTCGTTTGTGCTCGTATAAACCGTCGTATCGGCGTTTAGAGTGGCATCTGCGGTATAAAGGGCGATTTTAAAAACATCAGTAGAAAAATCGTGTACCGCCAAATAAAGCTCTTGCTTAAAGCTGGTTGTTTGGGTCTGTGTTAACGACATTACAGCACCTGTACCCGAGCCTGACCACTACGATACATGTCTTGCCGGTCTTTACCATCGCCCAGTTGTTTGAGAAGAATCATCGACTCTTCATACTGTTTTTGGTACAGGGCAACCATATCGGGTTCGCCCTTGATATAACGAATTGCCTGTACCAACGTACCGTTAAGCAGGGCAGAATCAAAGTTTTCCCCAAGCCACGTCTCGCCTGTGGTGTTACCCACGGTTGCGACGGCAATTGAAAACTCAGTTCCAGAACCCCCGCCAACATTGGCCCGCGCCGCAGACAGGCTATTTCCAACCACGTAGTTACACCCACCTTGGGTTAACGTAACAGACGTAACCACCCCACCTGCTACAACTACAGTAGCCACTGCGCCGCTTCCAGAACCGCCCGTAAGAGGTACGTTGATATATGTACCGGCGTTGTATCCAGACCCGCCAACAAGCGTGCTGGTGGTCAACACGGGGCGTTGAACGATGGATTCGGGGTAGTAATAGTAGTGAAGTTCGGCGTTGTATATCACGTCTGGCGTGGGGCCAAGGATAAACGTTAACTGCGTAGGGTATGCGCTGTTAGGGCCAAAGATTGCGTAGTGCGCAGGGGTGCCGTATGACGCTGGGTTCGGGTACGCCTCGCGAATAAAGTTAACGTCTTTGTTTAACAGAAACGTATAACTGCCGCCCGCTTCAGGGTAAACCGCCAACGAATAGACCGCCAAGAAGTCAGAGGGGGCCGACAAATACTGGTTATGTGCAGTCAGCACGCCAGTAGAGTTTTTACGTAAACTAGGGAGTTGGACCGTGTTGTATATCTTCTGCTCAGTCTGCTGAATGAGCATGTTCATATCAACGGTGGGAAAATTATTCTCCGTGATATCGTTAACAAACGTGACCAACTCGGCGTAGTTCATGCCATTGGACCCCGAGCCATAACGCCTTTAGTTGCCGCACCAGTACCACGGATCTTGATCCCAGTAGTTTTAGTGGGTTTATCTTTGTCGGCACCCGCAAACCCGACGCCCAAATTCATGGTGTCTAGCTTACTCATCGATGAAGGTTTGCCCGGATTCACGGACGCGGTAACTTTTTCACCGGTCATGGTGTGAGGTGTAGCGTAGACGCTGGCGTCGCCAACTTCTTTGCCCATTATCTTTTTGCTAAATTTAGCCATTACCGCCCTCGGCTGGTAGATTTTTGGTTCATGGCGCGAGCAAGATTACGGCCGTACTTGCGCATGGCTTCGCCAGTAACGCCGCCCTTAGCCATCTTTTTTGCGCCGTGCATGCGCTTTTCGAGCGCGCGCACTTCGGTATCCGCGATATCTTTAACTTCTTTGCGATCCATGATAACTCCTAAGTGGTTACTATTGTAACCGTGCCAACTGCGGGAATAGAAATTAAAGCGCTGGGGGTCAACGCCGTATCAAAGCCACTGGCCCCGCCAACCGGATTCCATCCCCACTGAAATATCCGGCTGCCCTCAGATGGATATCCGTTCTGGTCGACCCCCACACCATTGGTGTTTAGGATTTGAAGCCCCGTATATCCAGCTTGATAGTAACTTGCGTCCCTTCTTGGTTCGCGTAGGGCCTGTGGATCGCTAACGGGGTACATCCCCAACTGCAACTGTGGTTGATCCGGTTCCCAACACGTACTACATACTTTGATGTTTACCTGTTTGGTTTTGATGATCAGTTTCTTCAGGTCTTTTAACTTGAACCTGAACCCGCAGCGGTCGCACTCCGCAATCGCCCGTTTGCCTGACGCAAATCGGTTGCCCATTATCAGCCACCAATAAAGTATTGGCGCGGTACAAACCTGTCTGGGGCTTTTTCACGATCTTCCGACGCCGCTAACTGGAACTGATACTCATATTCCGTTTTGAGCATATCCAGCCGAGATGCCCCTTCGGGAATCTTCATAGCAACATAATACGCCAGCCCTGCC